CTGTATTGGTACCATTAAACATGCTACCAGTAACAATACCTTTTGTAATTCCATTACCAACAGCAGCAATATCTCCATACCATATTGTTGTACCATCGACATATGTTGCAGTTAAATCACCTAGTGTGGCATCAATTTCTACAACGCCGGCGGTAATACTACATGAATATGCAGATATACCTGTTGTTGTTTGTGAGCCTTCTGCGTGTGAAGCTTCACCAATTGCAGTGGTAGCATCTCCTTGAGCATGTGACCATTCTCCTTTTACTATTACGCCTTTTCCATTTGCTAATGCTTCTATAGTTTTATTAAAAAATAAACTAGCACTACCTCCAAATGAACCACTATCATTAAATTGTATATAGCTATTAGAACCGCCTGGAGTTGGAGCCGGTGCCCATGATGCTGATACCGCAAAAGAGGCAGAATCGGAATATGATGCTGACGTAGCAAATGATGAACTAATTGCGCGGGACGCACTAGTTGCAAATGAAGCTGATATAGCATTTGATGCTGTTGTGTAAAGTGTACCGGTACCGCCAGCTACAGTATATGTTAACGGTTTTCCGGTATGAATAGCTATAGGTGCTGGGTTATTTAATGACGTCGATGTATTTGACTCCACCATTGTCAATGCAAATGATCGCGTATCTAATCCGGATAATATTTGTATTGTAGATTTAGATGCTGTTGCAGCTTGTGATGCTGTAAGTGCAACACTTGCTGTTGTTTGTAATACACCAGTATTTCCATTAAATACCAATTCATTGCGTACCGCTAATGGCGATGGATTACGTGGTGATGTAAATGCGGGTGGTGAAAAGCTAGAAGATAATACTAATGCCAATGCATATGATTGTGTATCTCCTGCTCCAACTATATCTAATAGTGCAGCCGATGATGTTGCAGCAAATGATGAACTAACTGCTCGGGATGCTGAGGTTGCAAATGATGCTGATACTGCATTCAATACATAGCTAGCAGTTTGAGCGGTAACTATGTAACTAGCAGTAGATGCAAAAGAAGCACTTGTAGCAGTAGAAGCATTTCCTGTTAAATCAGCGGTTAATGTTGATAAATTTTGCCATTTGCCAGAAGTATTATTGTATACTAATGGCTGTCCATTTAATGGTCCTGAAATAGATACATCTGATAAACCTGATAATGTTTGGGTTATTATGGAACCACCGCCGCCTGATCCTCCTACTTGTCTAAATAGTCCCCCAGGAACAATTGTAAAATCAGCAGGAGTAGTTAATACACCATTACCTCTAATTATTATTGCACCTAAATAAATAGCATTAGCCGATGTGTTTGGTGCTTCGACAAACGATTCAATGTTAATATTAGCAATAGCGTCTGCTTCTGTTGAATATGATTGATTACCGTAATAGACAACTATTGCTTTAATAACTGAGTTTGGAAACCAAAATACTCGTTGAATTGACCAGTCATTAGGTTGTACTGTTGTAAGAGTACCGTTATTTGAATATTGCCCCGGGTTGATTGTGGCGAATCCTGCACCCCCATTTGTATTGTATACCCAAGTAGAACCAGATTGATGATATCTGAAAATTTTGGATACGTTAGTTCCATTATCAACAGTATAGTAAGGTTCATTCGGGTCTATAGCATAATTAGACCCGGGGGCATATGCTGTACCGCTAGCTACTATAAGACTACCAGTTGAAGAACCACTAGGTGCTAAAGTATATCCAGATAACTTTAAAGGTCCAAATGCTCTATTAAATACATTTTGCTGTTGTTCAAAACCATATGCTACAGAAGGTTGTGTTTTAACACCATTAATTGTGGATTGGTTTTGAAAAAATACTCCACCTATATTAATTATGCTATCAAATTGACCGTTGCTAAACGGAGTACCTTGAGCAAAAATGTTACCAGTTGTGTCAATACCAACAAAGGCTTGTTGATATGAAGCTGTCAATGGAGCAATACTTGCAGACAAATTCCCCCATTGTAAAAATTGTATTACCGGAAACGGATCATTTGCTAAAGACGCATTCAAATTTACTATAATACCACTACCGCTTGAAGTTCGATAAATGGTAGATGACGCCGTCGTAATTAAACCACCATGTAAAAGTCCGGTATATAAGTTACCTTCTAACCAACGTAAGCGAGTTACGTTATTATATCCGGTGCTGTTTTGTGAAAAATATAAATCTTGGGTTGAACCAGAAACATAAATATAAGAAGCTGATACAGATGTATCTATGTTAGTATTTACAGGGTCAAATCTATGATAACCACTTTGTCTAATATCACCGTATATTTGTATAGTTGGCGAAGGTGAACCTATAGGTGATGATCCTGAAATTGTTAGGCTTCCTGATAAGAGAGTATTACCTAGTAACGTGTTAGTACCAATTTGTGTAGTTGAACCTGATATGGTTAGCGACCCAGTTAACTGTACGTCTTGTCGTAATGGTAAAACATATGATGCTGTTAATGCAGATGTTGCAAATGATGCTGAGACTGATTGCAAAACATAACTTGCTGTCTGCGCTGTCGTTATAAATGACGCAGTTTGCGAGAAACTAGATGATACTGCATTTAAAACATAGCTAGCTGTTTGAGCTGTTTGAACATATGAAGCAGTTACTGCATTTGTTGCCCAAGACGCAGTCCCAAATAAAGATCCAGTTATACCATTATTTACAGTTAACGCGGTATCAATAATAACGCCTGAGCTTGATATTATTAAAGTTGGATTTCCGTAATTAGCATTTGTATAGATATACAGTGGTTTATCAATTTCTGTACCTATACTTGCTTCACCGGTATTATCTACAAAACCAGCTAGTACCGATTGATTCGGATTGTATGTATCATTATATATGCCAAACGCCCATGGTTCAGCGTTAGCGCCATGTACTTGTAATATAGTATTGATTCCCGATCCGGATATTATTTGATTACCATAAAATGTATTAGATCCAGTTGTAGCTAATGAACCAGACTTTGAAACAAACACCGGATCATTTTCTAGATAATATGATGCAGTTCCAAATAATGAGCCAGTAATACTTCCTTGTACGCGCAATGACCCGGTAATTTCAACATCACTTTGTCGAGATATAGGATTCGATCCTGTCCATTTAGATGAAACAATTCCTGTTAATTGGGAACCATCGCCCTTGAATGACCCTGTAAATGACCCTGTGGTATATGATGCGGTAAATGCATTGAATGATGCAGTTGTTAACAAAGAACCAGTGTCTAATCCCAACGTATACGATGCTGTAAGCGCGTAACTTGCTGATATTGGATACAGTGATCCTGTTTGTAATTGACCTGGTTTAAACTGTCTCATTATTGCCATCTCCCTTTAATAATTACCGTGTCAGTAGGATCTATACCATATCCTAACAAGGCAGTATTAAACGTGATTGTTTGTGTTGTAACATCACTAGGAGTCCATGTATATATAGCTTTATCTATGTATTGCCCATTAATGTAAATATCAAATTCATTTTTCGTAGCTACTGTTAAATTATTTGGATTAATTGCGGCAAATGCATTTACCGTTACCGTTGTTGAAGATGAGTATACAGCTTGTTTTTCTGTTAAATTTATCAAATACGTCATTGTAGCAGCATTGATAGTTGTTGATGTTCCGCCTCCGGAAACAACTATAGAACCTCCAGAAATTACTTGACCGCTTTGTTGTAAAACTGCTTGTGGTATTTGTGTTGTAGAAAATATGTTTAAATTTCCTACATCTACTATAGTGTCAAATACTATTTTTTTGACAGAATACATTTTTTTAATTGTTTCTAATCTAACTTCCTGGCCAGATAATAAAGTTGCTTGTGTTGTAATAGGAATTGTTGATCGAACTAGACGATCTTCTCCTACTGTATTAACGGTCTCAAAACTTACAGATCCCAAAGAACATGCAAATTTATTTCCTTCATTTCCCCAAGCAAAACGATTATATGGTAAAATTTGGTCAATTAAATCATTTAATTGCGTAGTAAAATCACACCATATCATCATATCATATTCAATTGTAACATATTTAGGAATATCAATTACATAAAGTTCTTGAGATAATGCTGGTTGCGTATTTGGTATAGGAAAAAGTTCGTCTTCATAACGATTACGAGCATTATATCGGCGTCTATAAACTAATTGATTTTCAGATTGTGGCCAGTTAACATCTAATGTACGATACGAGTCTCGTTCTTGTACGCTGTTTCGTTTTAGCATAATCATGGGAGATTGAAGTTTTCCTTTTTCATCTCGCATATAACCTAAACGTTGTACATTATCCCATTTTTCACCGGCGGCAAATATTACAGGAACTGTTATAATTTCTTGATTTGCTGTTATTTGTGGTTGTATTTCATTTTCAATAAACCATTTAATTGCAAAATCTATATCATATAATGTTCGTTGCGGAGTTTTTAATACATCATCATCTCGGCGCGTTTGCATTCCTCGATCTAATAAACGATCACCATGTAAACTTTCAACCCGATTTGGTTCAGGCTTATTTGTTCGTCTATCAATATTTTGTCTATTTAATCTAGGCATCAACGTCCTTACATTGGTATTTTATTATCACCACCACGTCTAATATCTTTAATTCCTTGTGGCGTTTGTGCTGTTACATGTGCATCACATACTATAGAAACACTATATCCATGGCTGTCTCCGTTTGGCCATGTGTCTGGATTTTTACCTGCGAAATATTGATTTGCATCTACATTATCAATTTCAAAGTATTCATTATCCCAAAGTATAATATCACCAGCTTGTGGGTATAAATCTGCTCGTTCTAACAAATCACGTGATAATGCAAATTTAGCAGTACGATTATATGAATGTCCATAATCATCCATTACACTAGATTTTTCATCTTTTGTTATAACACATGGCAAAAGTATAGAATCATAATATGTTTTTCTTTCTGCTTCGCCATAAATGTTTGAATGACTTAACTCAACATTTAATTTGAAAAATTCAATTTCGGTATCGATAATTGCATTGATAAGTTCGGCATTAATAGAAGCTAAAAATTTAGCATCTCGCATTCCTCCAAAAAGTGCCATGATTGTCCTCCTTATCCAACATAAATACGTAATGGTGCTTTTGATAACAATTCCATCATCTGAGTTGCTTCAGCATTTTGTCGTGTTAACATTTGCTCTTTTGTCATTTTTTCTAAAAATTCTCGAAGTTGTGTTATCAATTCACCTTTTTCGGTTTGTCCTTGTGAAACTAAATCAGAACCGTTAAGTGTTACTTCGCCATTGGGTATAGGTACTGATGAATATTTATTACGTACATAACCTAACATTTCTTTTACAAGTGCAATACCATATCTCAATATCCAAGCACGCCCCATATCATTAATGCTACTGTAGGTTTGATAGGTATATGGTATATTTGATGCGTCACTTACAACACCGTTTAGAAGTGCTGTATTACCAAATAAAACAGCTTGTTTGTTTTTTTCTTCTTCAAATAAGAATTCAAACCAAACTTGTCCGTAAAATGGAGTTGCAGCTGTACCTTGCGTTCCTGGTACGGGATAAATACGTATATCGTCGCCATGTATATCAAAAGAAAAATGTGACTTACGTATTTGATCGTTAAATTCAATTGCTTGTAATCGAAGTAAATCTGCGTGAATTGGCATCATCATGAAATTTACCGATGGAGAAAATCCACCAAAATCAAATGCATCCAATAAGCCTTGAGAACCTAAACCAGTACCAACATATGGATCAAAGTAACGAATAATTGCCGGTGGTGGATTATGTAACACGCGTCGTATTTCAATTGAACTTGTATTACTTAAAGTTATTCCTAATGATGCAGATACTGCTTCTCTAATACTATACGTTTGTTTGCCATTAACTACATCAAATGAAGCAGAATACCATCTTACATTTCCTCCAGATTCGGCTTCAGTTCCATATGCTTTACTTAATTTAACAATATAAGATAATGAATTGCCAATTGGTCGACCCGTTAAACCTTGAGATCCTAAAAAATCAGAACCTGTTGGTAATCCCATGGTACTAACCAATGAATTAACAATATTAACTTGATTAACTTGATTTGAATATTCAATTACTGATTGTTCAAAAGCTGTATAAAAATTTACATCTTGAAGTTCAACATCCATTATAGGATATCCTACAACTCGTGCTGCTGCTACTGCAAATTTATCTGCATGGTCTTGGAACATTGGATCGGTGTCGAAATATCCAAATGGTGTTGAACCAGTAGTAAATGATGAGCTACCAGGCCATATTGGTTTATCTACACTATAATCCATGGAAATTCCTTTTTATATAAATATCAATATCTTTCATTTAAGAGTCGCAAAATTTCATCTAATGCTGCATGACGATGATTATCTGTTAAAATAATTTCATTAACAAACTGAGACTTAGTTAGTTTTGGAACTTCGTGAACTGCTGAATCATTTGCAAATTTTAAATCTATTTGATATCTATCTCCAGTTAATATCATGATGCTATCTTTACCTAATCTAGATAAAACCATTTGTAATTGTTGTTTAGTTAAGTTTTGAAACTCATCTACAATACAAATTGCATTATCAAAAGTTCTGCCTCGAAAATGTGCTAAAGAAACTAATTCAATGTTTTCTTCTTTTTCCATTTTGTCTAATATTTCCGGTTTATTATAAACTTTACGCATATTGCTACGTAATGGAACTAGCCACGGATCCATTTTTTCTGCCAATGAACCGGGCAAAAATCCATTGTCTTCATTTGATACCGTAGGACGTGTTATAATAATTTTATTGATTCTTCGTTTAAAAAACATATCCAATGCAATTTGAACTGCTAACAATGTTTTACCAGAACCGGCTTTTCCTAAAACAAAGTTAAATGGCGTTTCTATTATTTTTGCCTTTGCTTCTTTTTGTTCTTCTGAAAGTGAAATTGAATATTTAATATCATTCTTAGGTGGAGTTTTTTCCTTATTTTGAGTAGCCATAACTTGTCCTTTTTTTTAATGTAATTTTGTAAGTGTCGATTCTTGTAGAGTCATGTCTTTAAGTGTTTCAATTTTACCTAAACACATTTTTCTAACTGCGTGAAATGATTCTCTAGGAGAATATGGAGTCATGATTTTTATTGTAACACGTTCTTTATCTGGTCCTAAATCTTGTTCAATATGAACCATTAAAACTAAACGTACTGCACGAATTCTGTCTAATACGTCAATTAATCGACCATCATAACGAATAATCGCTTCCATGGAATATTTGTTTCTTTCTACTGCCATATCTTTATAATAAATATTTGAATAGTAAAAAAGGGATGACCGGAGCCACCCCTTTTCCTTAATTAGTTAAGTCTTTAAATCAATTAAAAATTAATTCAATTAACTATTAAAGAGTTTCTAATCCACGTACATATACTTTACCGTAGAACTCTGGACGAACCACTTTCTTAGCGTAACGTGTCATAACACCTTTACGTGGAGTGAAATTAACTGGATCGTATACCAATGGAGTCATGATAAGTGGAATATACGGACTAAATACAGCACCTGTTTCAAGGAATTGACTTCCTCTGAAGCCCATAAGGATGATGTTTTCTTTCATGTATGGGTTTTTGTATACCGTATAACGATTATTGATTGCACCAATTTTTTGAACACCGGCAGCAAATTCTAATTTAGTACCATCTGTGTCTGCAGCAAATCCCGGGATAGACTCAAGAATAGTTGCTACTGCAGGAGATGTAACTAAGAAATTAGCACCACCACGTAATGTTTTTTGGTGAATCTTGTTACTTACTTTTTGAAGTTTAGTACCAAGAGTCTGGAACCATCCGCCTTGAGTGTTATAGAATCCACCATTCGTAGCAGTTTGTGCTAAGAAATTAGTACCTGTCCAAATTTCATTGTTAATAGCTGACCAATACTCAGTTGTTGGAGCTGCTGCAATCAACATATCAAGGATTTCAAGATCGATTTCCATTGATACATACTCAGAAAGCATTGAAGTCAATTCAGCTTCAGCATCAATTGAGTGATAAGCGTTCAAATCTTGAGCAAACTCAGGTGTCCAAACTGCTTTCAACTTACGTGTTTTAGCAACGATTGGCTCTGATTGAAGCTCTAGGTTCAATTCTGGGATGTCAATATCTGTACCATCATCGATACCTGTATTAGCACCTGATCCTTTAAATGGATTAGTATCTTCAAAATCACCTCTTGTAATATCAGTTGGTTGTTTGCTATATGTTACTGTATAATTAGCAGTACCATTTAAGTTTGCAGACGCTGAAACTACAAATTCAATTTTACCAGTTGACGCATTAAATTTAGTAAATGCAGGAACATTCATTGCAGTGGTTAAATTTGAACCAGATGCTAATGTAAATGATCTAACTGCAGTTAAATCTGCGCTTGTTAATGAACCAGTTGATACATAAACAACTGAATATCCTGTTAATGCATTTGTATATGCAGAATCAAAATTAACTGAACCTGAACCTGCAGATGCAGCTGAAGCAGTTGTTGCAGCAACGCCAGTCGCAGTTGCATCATTAATTGAATACCCGAAACGACCTGCGCCATAAAGACCTCCTGTTGGATCGCCAGTTGTATTAGTTACACCGAATAATGAATCATCAGATTCAGGTGAACCAAATGGATGCCCGTTAGTAGATACTGGATCTGCTTGATCTGAAGTAAATCCTGGCTGAGCTGTACCATATTTAAAGTCTAAGTAAAATACTAGACCTGATGGCAAGTTCATTGGTT